GGCGAGCAACGCCCATATGCGGCTGACCATCTGGCCGATGGTGCAGCGGGTGGAGGACGTGCTCAACGAGCAGCTGGTACGCCGGTGGGGCGAGAACCTGTTCATCATGCACGAGAACCCGATCCGCGAGGACGCGACGATCCGGATCGCGGATCGGGCGTCGAAGCTGGCGTCGGGTTGGTCGGTGAACGAGGTGCGTGCGGACGACGGGGCGGAATCGATCGACGACCCGTACGCCGACATCCCGCTGGTGGCGAGCGGCGTCGTTTCTTTGGAGCGGGCGATCGAGCCACCGCAGATGCCGGACTTCGGCTTGGGCGGCCCGGACGAGCCCGACGATCCGGACGACGACGGCGACGACGAGCCGGACGCCCCGGAAGACGACGACGATCCGACCGCCGAGCAGATCGCGGACGAGCTCGAGCGTCGGGGATTCCGGATCGTCGCGCCGGTCACGCTCAACGGCTACTCCGGCTGCGGTTGCGGCAAGGCCCAATCACAGCGTGAGATGTGGCTGAAGGCCGATGTAAGCGGCAAGCCGCGCGAGATCGCCGGCGAGGCGAAGGGCTTGGCCGAGGAACTGGCGGACTTCTTTCGCCTGAAGATCGTGGCGGTGCTGCCGATCTTCGATCGCGTGGTGGTGCCGCCGCCGCTGGACGTGGTCCTGCCTGAAAGCGAGCGTGCCGCCGAGGAGGCCGAGGTGTCGGCCATCGCCGAGCCGCACGTCCGCGAGGCGACCCGCCGCGGCGGCCAGAAGGCACTGGACGAGATCGGGGCGGAGGTAGCGTTCGACCTAGACAACGCCCGCGTGCGTGCGTTCATCGCGGATCAGAGCCGCGTGATCGGCCGGGCGGCGACGGACAGGTGGCGATCGGACATCCGCGAGATCCTGCTGACGGGCACCTCGGAGGGGTTGACCGTCAATCAGATCGCGGATCGCATCCGTGCATCGACCGATCAGGCCGGCTGGAAGGCCGAGCGGATCGCCACGACGGAGATCGGGTTCGCAGCGACGGCGAGCCGGGATCAGGCGTATATCCAGTCGGACATCGTCGTGGGCAAGGAATGGCTGCTGTCGAGCGATGCGTGCCCGCTGTGCGAGGCGATGGCGGCCGACTTCAACGCGGCCGGCGTCGCGCCCGGCGAGTCGTTTCTGAAGACGGGCAGCGTGTACACCTACGAAGGCGGCCCGCCGAACGGCATCAAGATCGACTATCGTGACATCGTCGGCGGCGACGCGCACCCGTACTGCCGATGCACGATCGTTCCGGTGCTGGCGGGCGAGTGATGCAGCGGTGGTACGACGACAAGGCCATGCGAGCGGATCCGTCGCCCATGTCGTGGGTGTCGGTGATCGACGGCGACAAGCAACCGACGCTGATTGCAGTTCAATCGCAGATCTTCGAGCGGATCGAATGCGAATGTCGCAGGATCGTGGGCCGGGAGGGTGTTCTGAAGCGTGACGGCCCCGACTGGCGGTACGAGGTAATCCAGTGAACCGCAAGACCTGCGTGACGAAGATCGACGGCCGCGGCGAGCGTGCCCTGACGGCCAACATTTCGACCATCGCGGTGGACCGCGAGGGCGACGTGTTGCTGCCGTCCGGCATCGACGTGTCGGACTTCAAGGCCAACCCGGTCGTGCTGCTCGGCCACGATGCGTCGGCCCTGCCGATCGGCAAGGCGACGAGCATTCGCAAGACGCCGAGTGCGGTGGTGGCCGACATGGTCTTCGCCGAGCGGCCGGCGGCCCACCCCGACGCGGCCGAGTGGGTGCCGGACACCGTCTACGATTTGTTCAAGCAGGGCGTGCTGAATGCGTTCTCGGTCGGGTTCACGATCGAGAACGCCCGGGCGGCGACCCGCAAGGACATCGACCGCCACGGCGAAGGCGTCCGCAGGGTCATCACCCAGTGGAAGCTGCTCGAGTTCAGCGTCGTCACGATCCCGGCCAACCAGGACGCACTGGTCACCGCGGTCAAGGACGGCCTGCTCGATCGCCGGTCGTTCACTTACGATATGCTGTCCGACGGGTTGGCCGAGCCGGCCGGCCCGATCACCATGCGGCTTGCGTCGCCGCGTGTCCTCTCGGTCGAGGGGACGAAGACGCTTCGCCTCCGCTGAGGGGGCACCCGTGCGACCGCACTCGGTCGCCGCGAGTTCTGACGCCGGACGCAAGTGTCTGGGCGTGGTTCGAGCGGTACCCGTGGGGCGGATCTGATCGGTCACATGGGAATCGCTACCAATGCGATGGGATGCTTTCTGTGGCCAGCTCAAGGAGCTCGGCTACGACGGCCCCACCGATCAGTTCACGTCCGTGACGGCGTGGCTGCGGGATGAGGGCTACAACACCGAAACCGTGGAGGCGGACGGCAAGACGTTCGACCTCCGGGACATGTTCGACAACCGCCCTGGCAAGCCGCTCGACGCGAGCAAGGCCGCGAAGCGTGCCGAGTTCGAGGACGAGGTGGATCGTCGTGTGCGTGAGGCGGTCGCCCGCCTCGAGGGTGCCAAGACCTACAAGGGCGGCGGCGTCGCCCGCGAGGTCAAGCACGAGGTGAAGGTTGGCAACGACCGGCTCACCGACGATCCCCGCGGCGGCTTCAAGTCGGCCGGCCACTTCTACGCCGAGGTCGCCAAGGCCGGCAAGCGTGACGGTGGCGGGATCCCCGACTCGCTGGCCCGCTGGGACCAGGTGAACAAGGGCACCCTCACCGACTACGGCCAGGAGTCCGTCGGTGCCGACGGCGGCTTCGCCGTTCCGTCGGAGTTCCGCGACGCGATCATGTCGAAGGTGATGGGCGAGGACTCGATCGCGGCTCGCTGCGATCAGTACACCCTGACCCGCAACAGCATGGCCGTGCCGGACGACGAGACGACCCCGTGGCAGACCAGTGGCGGCATCCTCGCCAACTGGGAAGGCGAGGCCGGCACCTACGAGCAGAGCAAGCCCAGCCTCAAGCTGAAGGAGCTTCGTCTCCGCAAGCTGACCGCGCTTGTGCCGGTCACCGAGGAACTGCTCGAGGATGCGACCGCCATTGAGGCGTTCGTGTCCCGCAAGGCGGCCGAGAAGCTCGACTTCAAGCTCGGCGAGGCCATCTTCCGGGGCAACGGTGCGGGCCAGCCGCTCGGCTTTCTGAACTCGGACGCTCTCGTCGAAGTCGCCAAGTCCAACGAGCCCGATGGTCAGACTGCCGACACCATCGTTCAGTACAACATCGAGCGCATGTGGGAGCGGATGTACGCCCCGTACCGTGCAAACGCGGTGTGGTTCGTGCATCACACGGTCGAGAAGGAGCTGATGCGGCTTTCGTTCTCGGGCCGCGACGACTCCGGCGACGCGGTGGCGAACTCGAGCCCGATCGGCTCGTACATCGCCCCGGGTGGTCTGGCCAACAGCCCGCTGGGTTCGCTGCTCGGCCGGCCGGTCATCGTCACCCAGCACTGCAACGAGCTCGGCGACGCCGGCGACATCATCTTCGCCGACCTCAGCCAGTACTGGCTCGGCATGAAGGCTGGCGGCATCGATGCTCAGACCTCGATCCACCTCTGGTTCGACCAGGACGCCGTCGCCTACAAGTTCCGGATGCGTGTGGACGGCCAGCCGTGGCTCTCCACGCCGATCGCGTCGCGTGACGGATCGGTGACTCAGACGGCCTTCGTGTCCCTGGCTGAGAGGGCTTGACCATGAGTAGCTCACCCAACGCCAAGTTCACCGAGTACTGCGGCCTGAACGTCTATGACTGGGATCCGGGTGGGACGTCCTATGTGGCGTTCTCCGCCACCTGGCAGTCGCTCGAGGGCGTCGAGCAGATCCTGGGTGTTCTGTTCAGCACCACGGCGCTGATCACGGCAGAATCGCAGCTCAAGATTCAGGTTGCGACCGATGCCTCGGGCACCGGCGCGACCGACGTGGTCGAGGGCACCGCCGGCGACGCCGACGCTGCCGGCGATTACATCGTCGTCGCTGCCAGCCGTGGTGAGTGCATCGCCACTCTTCCCACGGCGACGCACTTCATGGTGCTCGGCAAGTCTGCCACTGGCACCGACGAAGGTTCCGGCGTCATTCTGACCTCGACTCCCAAGTACCAGCAGGCCGACCTGCTTGCGAACAGCATCGCTCCGTAATGCCTGTTTCGACGCGATATCCCGGCGACGTGGTGGCGGTGATCGGCAGCATTCCCGCGAGGGCATTTGCCGGCGCCGCTACCTCGTCGCGGATCCGGTTCGGCGACTACCACTCGTTCATGGTGGTGGTCGACACGAACGTGGTCGCCACGTCGATCGATGCCAAGGTCATCGTGTACGACGCGGCCACCAGCGGCAACTCGTTCGACCTGCCCGGTGCTGCCATCACGCAGCTCGGGGCTGACGATGACGGTTCCACCTGCGTGATCGAGTTTGACGCACTCGGCGCGCCTGCGGGATACGACTGGTTCGGCGTCACGATGACGGCGAGCGGTACCTGTACCGGATCCGTCATCATCCTCGGTGTCTATCCACGATCCGATGCCGCGTCGGCCGATCAGGCCGTCACGGAGCGGGTCGTCGTCTGACCCCCGGTTCCCCGGCGTCCGGCCTCCGGGCCGGCGTCGGGTTTATGGCCCTGACAGCCCTACAGCTCGCGGATCTTCGCGGCAAGGCGAAGCTCTACCTCGGCATCAGCGACGACGATCCGGCCTTCCAGATCGACGCGATGGCCGTGTACGACGATCTGACGAACAACACCACGAGCACGATCCAAGTGACGAATACCGGGATCACGCTCGTCGGTGACGACGAAGGCACGGACACCGTGACCTTCGCCGGCCTGCTCGCCGACACGCTCGAGGATCTGCGTACGTCGCTGCTTGCGGCCAACGCCAATCTGCAGATCACGATCCTTGCCGCTGACGAAGTCGCGGCGACGGATCTGGTGCGTCTCGCTCCGGCGGACATCGCCGGGCAAGCGAACGAAAAGACGCTCAAGGCCGAGAACACCGCTCTGTTGGATCTGCTGATCGAGGGCACTCTGGCTGGCATCGAGGCCTTCCTCGGACGCAACCTGTTCTCGGCGACGTACCGCGAGCGGGTGTATCCGAGCGGCGGGCTGGTCACGCTCAAGCAGCCGAATGTCACTCGCCTCGATCAGTTCTCGGTCGATCCGGAAGACGCGATTGCCGTCACCTACACGGGCTCCGACACGATGGCCCACGTCGAGGTGAGCAGCACGGCGGTGGTTCTGCGGAGCTTCAACGCGACGACCACGACCACGTCCCTCTCGCGATCGACGTACACGAACACGGCCACCATGGCCGCGGCGATCGATGCCGTGTCGGGCTGGTCGGCCACGGCGCGCGTGACGGTGCCGACGGATCGCCTGATCGAGACGCCCGGCTGGGACGCCAAGGGCACGAGTGTCGAGCTCCAGTACTGGACCGACTACGACGGCGAGTACGAGGTGGACTACGAGGAGGGCCAGCTGCGTATTCGGATCCCGTCGTACACGGGCGGGATCTGGTATCGCGGCATGGGCTCGGTGCTTTATCAGGCCGGTTACACCGAACTGCCTCGCGACATCGAGCAGGTGCTGCTGACGCTGATCAAGTCGTCCTACGACGCGACGAAGCGGGACGGCTCGGTGATTGCGGAGCGGCTGGGCGACTACTCGTACCAGCTTGCGCAGGAGTCGCTGTCCGGCGGCGTCAGCAAGGCGAACATCGCGTCTCAGCTGGCGGTGCTCGATCGGTATCGGAGGATGCTGCCGTGAGCATCCAGACGATGACGGACGAAACCTCGGCGGTGGTGACCCGCCAGGGTGCCCCGTCGCTCACGACCGGGGCTCGGACGATTACCACGGTGTGGTCGGGTCGGGTGCGGCTGCAGCCGCTGAGCGGGGCGGAGCAGGCGAAGTACAGCAGGGACACCGAGGTGGTCAACGCGAAGGCCTACATTGCGGGCAGCACGCCGATCCTGTCGGGCGACACCCTGTCGGTGGGCTCGACGGCGTACATCGTCCGTGCGGTGCGTGACATCAACCTGCTGGGCCGCCTCACGACGCTCGAGTTGGAGCGGCAGCGGTAATGGCTGCCGTGCGTGGTCCAGACGGTCGGTTCATCAAGGCCGGCACCGTGTCCGATCAGACGGCTGCGTTTTCGGCCGCCCTCGTCAAGGCCGTGATGGAGGCGACCGAGCGGCAGACGCGGGAGATTGCCACGGCCATCCTCCGCGGGTACCAGGGCACGCCGGGCATCCTGCGGGTCAACCCGACCCGCCGGCTGCCGTCGGGCAACCGCGTCGGCACGGACCCGTCCGCTCCGGGCGAGCCGCCGAAGCAGGTCACGGGCACCCTGCAGCGTGAACTCGACACCGACACCGAGCGGCAGGGTGACCGGGCGGTGGGGCGGATCGGCTACCGGAGCGGGTCGCCGGCGTCGCAGTACGCCCCTGCCCTCGAGTACGGCACGAACCGGATGGCCGCTCGTCCGTTCCTGCGTCCCGCCCTTGATGCACATAAGCAGGACTTTATCCGCCGGCTGCAGCGGATCGGGGAGAAGCTGGGGTAATGGGCGTGCTGCAGGTCAACGTGTGGAACGGGCTGGCTGCCCACCTGGACGCCGTGTCGTCGTTCAAGACGGCGATCGGGGGCAGGATCTACTACGGCATTGCGCCGGAAGCGGTCCAGCGTCCCTATGCCGTCGTCACGTTCATCGACGATGTACCATTCAACGCGTTCACGCACGACGGGTACGAGACGCGCGTACAGTTTTCGATCTACGGTGACGAGGCCATCGGGCATCGATCCGTGATCGACATCGCGGACAAGCTTCGGGCGAGACTGCATCGGGTGCGGTTCACCGTCGTCGATCACGAGCCGATGCAGGCCGTGTTCGCAAACAGCCGCGGGGCGTTGCTGGAAGATCAACTCTGGCGGATGGATATGGACTTCATCCTCCGCGGCTTTGAGAGTGGGAGCTGACACATGGCTGTCGTTGCTGGGACCGAAGGAAGCGTCGTGTTTGCGAACGGGTACGCCGTCAAGGTGACCGCGTGGACCATTTCGGTCGAGGCCGACGAGGTGGACATCACCTCGTGGGACGAGTACGGGGTGTCGTCCGACGCGGCTGCGCGCCTTGCATCGTGGGATGCGTACCTCGGTGGACGGAAGCGTTGGAGCGGCACCTACACGGCCGTCTTCGACTCGGCGACCGATCCGTACACGAGCAGCACGCCGCTGGGCATGACGGCAGCTGCTGCCTCGGCAGATTTCTTCATCGACAACAATGCGGGCGGCACGGACAGCAAGTTCTCGGGGAGCATCATCGTGACGGGCATCGAGGCCACGAACGACGTGTCCGAC